CTTGCAGTTAAAAGAGACATGTTAATTATTTCGGCGACTCAAATAAATCGTGGCGCCTGGGACTCGAGTGAAGTAAAGATGGAGAACATTGCTGAATCAGCAGGTCTGGCGCATACTGTTGATGTTATGTACGCACTGATCCAGGATTCAATGATGCATGCAGGCAGAGAATATTGGCTTAAAGTTTTAAAAATAAGAGATGGCCAAGGCAAGGGAAGTAGATGTCGATTTAATATCGACTACGACTACATGAGACTTACAGAGACTGGTGATATAACACAATAGAAATTATGAATAGAGATAAAATATTTAACAATACTTACGGAGAGCAAGATCTAAGTGATTCTAAAATAGAATTTAAGGTTGCACCTAGTTACGAGACAGATCTAGATCCTGATGACCAGATGCACTACAACATATTGTTCAAAAAAATAGATGCTTTAATAGAGGACTCAGAATTCAGCCAGCTTAGTAAAGTCACACCTGATGGTGTTGTTAAAAAGCTTAACAAAGTACAAATCAACAAAGTATTTCTATACGTTATCGAACATTTAGGTACTTCTTATTCAAGGATAGATCTATTTAGTGTGATTTCTGACTACTTTGATGTATTTCCAAATAAGTTTTATAATTCATTGTCTAACAAATTTAAAGATGAATTGATACTAGAGCTTGATAAGAAGTACGATATTCTTAAGAAGAAAAAAATTAATAAACTCTTTTAATGAAAAGGGTTTGGATGATATCCGACACGCATCTCGGCTGTCGGTCTAACTCAGTCATGTGGCTGAATTTAATCGAGGACTACTTTTTTAATTTTTTTATACCTTTAGTTAAAAAGGAATATAAAAAAGGCGATGTACTATTCCATCTTGGTGATGTCTTCGATAACAGGCAAAGCCTAAACTTAGCAGCACAAAACCTTGGTATAAGAGTTTTTGAAGAACTTGGTAAAATATTTCCCGAAGTGCATATTATCGTTGGGAATCATGATATCATGAGAAAAAACTCAAATGATATTTCTTCGGTTGACTGTCTAAAATATATTCCTAATGTAAATGTACATAAGGAGCCAAAAATTATTAGTCGTAACTCAAATGCAAACTGTGTGCTCATGCCATGGAGGCGTAACTCAGATCATGAAAAGGAAACTCTTGCTAAAATAGCTAAAAAGCTAAAAGGAGATAAAAAGTCATTCTTGTTCTGTCACTCAGAAACACAAGGCGTGCAGACAAGCCCTAGTAAAAGGCATTTACATGATGGCGGTAATTCAGTTGAAGTGTTTAAAGGATATCATAGAGTTTATTCTGGACATATCCACTATAGACAAGAAAAGAAAAACTTTACACTAGTTGGAAATCCTTATCACATGACAAGATCGGATAGGGATAATACTAAAGGCATATACCTTTTAGATCTAGAGACAGGTGATCATACCTTTTTTGAAAACAAATATTCTCCAAAGTTCACTAGATATTATATGAATGATTTATTTGAGAGAAGAATGGCTGACATCAAATCAGAAATAGAAAATAATTTCGTTGACATATTCGTTCCTTCAAACGCTCTAGGCAAATACAATATAAACCAGTTTATGACCTACTTAGACGGTCATGCTAGAAAATTAGAGCCAAGAATTTATGATGAGGAAAATCCTATAGAATGCCAAGATGATAACATTTCAGATTTTAAAGGTGAATTAGACATATTTAAGATAGCTCAAGATTACGTTAATGGTCTGGATTATGACGAAGAACTAAAACAAAAGTTAGTGAATTCCATAAAAGAGTTATATTTAGAGACAACCACACCATCGTATGCGCATTAAATCACTGCAATTTAAGAACTTCGCAAGCTACGGTAACCGAATACAGAACATTGAATTTGAAAAGGGTAAAGGCGACCTTTACTTAGTTCTTGGTAACAATGGCGTAGGAAAAAGCACTCTTGCTAGAGTGATGACATATTTATGCTATGGAAGAGTTGAAGGTGTAAACCTCAGAGATCTTCCAAACAGAGTTAATAGTGGCCTGTGGGGAAAAATACATCTCGAAAGCAAAGGTAAGCACATAGAAATAGAAAGAGGAATAGCACCTAGTATTTTCAATGTAAAAATAAATGGCGAAGAATACGATGTTGCAGGTAAAAGCAACATGCAGGATTTTCTGGAAACTGAGATGTATGAAATCCCTTACCATGTATTTAAGAATGTAATCATACTGTCAGTTAACGATTTTAAATCATTCATTACGATGTCTCCGCATGATAAAAAGATGATCGTCGATAGAATATTTGGATTTTCTGTGATAAACGATATGCGTGAGATTGTAAAACAAAAGCGCAGAGAGATTATTGATGAAATAAGAACGTTTGATGATGAAATAAGAACGCTAGACGATTCTATTAGATCTGTGGCTAATCAGCTTGAAAAACTTGAAAAAGAAAATGAAGCTAAGAATAAAGCAGAAATAAAAATACTAAAGGAAAAGCTCATCAAACTTGGCGAGAGCAAGAAAAAGCTAGTAGAAGCAAATAATAAGATAAAGGATCAAATATCTAAAGTTGATAAAGAGCTTAAGGAAGAATCATCTTTAGCATACGACATTAAGTCAAAAATACGAGGCATTCAAACTGGTCTTAAATTATATGAACAGAAGGCATGCCCTACATGTAGTGCACCTTTGGATTCCGATTTCCATACAAACCTAAAGCAAGATAAATTAGATCAGGCAGAAGACCTTAAAGAATCTTTTAAAGCTGCAAGCGAAAATGTAACTTCGCTAGAATCTAAGATGTCAAAGCTGAGGGAGCAGAATAGAGAGATTATATCACGAGCTAGTAACTTGGATGCATCAGTTAATCAATTAAAAGAGGAACTAGTAAAGTTAGCTAAGCGCGAATCAAATGACTCAGACCATTTAAAAACCCTAGTTAAGCAGTTTGGGGATAGGCTAAAATCTAAAAAAGATTCTAAGAATAAAATAGAGGGTGAAGACTATTATTTGACTATTTTGGAGAATATGATGGGCGACGATGGTATTAAGAATATGGCAATTAGATCAGTCTTGCCTTCTCTAAACAACAATGTAACTCTGATGGCAAAGGAAATGGGAATTCCATTTGGTATCAGGTTTGATGAAAAATTTAATTGCACTCTACATCATCTAGGAGAAGAAATAAGCCCAAAGACTTTATCAACAGGTGAGAAAAAGAAGGTTGATTTCGTAGTGATCATGTCACTGATAAAAATGATAAAGATTAGATTCCCTAGCCTAAATATTTTATTCCTAGATGAAATCTTCTCAAGTATAGACGCTGATGGAGTTTACCATATTGTTAGCATTTTACACAATACCATACAGGAGATTGGTTTAAATACATTTGTAATTAATCATACTGTACTACCTAGCGAATACTTTGATAAAAAATTAGAGATAAGTAAGGATGCAGGTTTTAGTGAGTTCAACATTGAAACAATAGGCTGATATATAATTCAGCGCAACTTTGTGCAAATTTTTAGTTAATATGTCAGCATACAATCAGGAATTTAATAAAGACAACGTAGTTCTTAGGTATATTATTGTTGCCTTGCTTGCTGAACTAAGAGAAAAGGTATTTTATTACAATCAGCTTGATGAGGACACTACTCAGAAAGTACAAGTTCCTTTTTATTATTCAGTTACAGGAAACGAGAGGTTGTTGTTAGATGTTTTTAAGTTTGGAACTGCTGAAAACGACGAAGCGATAGGTGATTATGATGTTGTGCCAAGGGGAGTGATTCAACTAACAGGAGTTTCTATTGATTCAGGCTCACTAACTAATAAGTTTACAAGAGCAAGTTTTGTTAGAAATATTGGTGGATATTTAAAAACTCTTATGTTGGATACAGCATACATTCCATTAGTAATGACATTTGATACAACTGTGGTTTGTTCGTCTAATCTTGAAATGCTTAAGGTTACAGAATCTTTGATGAGTAGAATGTATAAAACCACCAGATTTCAGGTTGATTTAGGCATGTTTAGAGTTGAAGCATCTGTTGGTTTACCTGAGGACTATTCACAAAATAAACTTTTTGAGTATGGCCTCTCTGATAAAAAGGAGTTTACTGTGACATTTGCACTAGAAGTTAAATCGTTCCTTCCTGTATTTGACGGAGGATTCTTAATGAAAGAAATAGATGTTTTAGCAGAAGAGGCGATTGATAAAGCTATAGCTGAACATGAAGCTGCTGTTCAAGCGGCACGAGGCACTGGGCTAGTTCCTGGTGTCGGGGCAGGTACCGTAGATAACGGAACTCCAAATCCGTCACCTAGTAATATAGAATCTACACAGGCTAATGACGATGGCACCTACACAATAACATTTAAAGATGGAACAACAACTGTCACAGATGATTTGAGAACCGTTTCTCCTACTGCAACTGGAGACGGAGCATTTCCAGAAATACCACTAAGTATTGGCCAAGTTGGAGTTTTAAGAAATGGTACAATAGAATTTATAGGTGGATCTATGACGGAAATGCAATCGAGCGTCGAGCCTATTAAGAAATTTTCACCGCAGTCAACAGTATCCGGAGATTCAAATTCTGCATTTGTAGATCCTGATAGTATTAATGAGCCTAATTTCTCAAGCAACACGGTGACTACAAATCAGCCAGCGCCAGAGCAGAAAGATAGTAAAGTATATAGAAATGCTTCAAATGAAGATAACAACAGTAATACATAATACATTTTTTATGATGTTACTTTTTTATTGATGATATATAAAACAAATTAGATTATAGATGTCGAAGATTAACGAAGGACAGACCCAAGTTTATATGAATGGGATGGTAACACCACAAGTTGGTGTTGATACAAGTGCAGCTTATCTCAATACGCCTCCACAGCAATTGATGGATTTAGCTTACGAATTTTTTAAAAGCGGTAAATCAGAATCACAAGTTCTTGCAATTTTAGTAGGAATGGGTACTCCACAACAGTTAGCATACTCGGCAATTCAACATTATAAAATGGAAACAATGCAAAATAACCCAACAGTAGCAGAAAATACTAATCAAAAAAATAATTCAACGATGAACTTCACACTTACTGGTCTATATGAAATGGTAGTTAAAACCTTAGATAGCTTAAAAGAAATGTCTAGCGACAACTCTAGAGTTTCCTTTTCAGTTAAAGCCGCAACAGAAATATTGGAAAATGTAACAAGACAATTCCCAGTTAAATTCAATTCTCTTGGAGTAGATGGCCTTACAGAGGAAGTTGAGGCTACAGTGAATCCTTCACTTAAATTTATGATAGCCAAAAATATACACAATCAGATTTCAGCATATAATTGGATCGATCCAGTGTTAGAATTAAAAGGTTTTATCGAAGAATGCTATAACGAAAGAAAGTGGGCATTTAGAATTGCAGAGTCTGTATCTAACATGACCAGAAAAGACGGAATGTATGCTAAGCTAGGAGAAGAAATGGGTGCATTATTAAATGAATCAGAGCAAGTTATCTTTTCAAAGATGCCATTGATATCTTATTCAAACCCTTGGTCTCCAGAAGCTAAGAAATTAGTTGCTGAAATGAAGGAAGCTAAGAAAGAAAGCACTCCACAATCTGGAGCAACACCATACCGACTATTTACGCCAATGATTACCGAAGGCGAGTCTATGATATTCAGACTGCACGGAAAGGATTACAAGATGACTGATGGTTCTATCGAAGAAACAAAGGTTACAGATAACAGATACAACGTCATTGCAATGACTTTAGCTGAGGCTAATCATTCCGGAGACTCAATTGTATTCTTCGGTGATAATGGAAAATCATTAGAATTTAATATTAATGAAGGGACTATCATGTTAGGAAATATGGATATTTCTAACCATAGCTCGATTGAAATTCAAGAAGCACTTATTGCTACTAAATTCTATGGATTTAGAGATCAGTGGAAGATCAACAACCTTTGCACATTATTTGAAAATATAGGAATGGTAACTGAAATGGATAACTTCCTTAATTTAACATCAGAGCAATTTCTACATGTATACTTAACTATGTTGAGCCTCCCTTTGAAAGAGGGTGTTTATGTAAATAAAGTAAATCACTCAATGGGCCTCAATGAAATGAAGTTTTTTGAGTCTGCAACTGATGCATTAAATGAAGCAAAGGATTTTATTGGATACGATGCTACCACATATCTTTCTGAGAAGCTACAAAAAGAGAATAACGAGAAAGCTATTGTTGAAGCTAAAAGATCTAAGATCAACGAAGAAATCGATTTTCTAGAAGAAAAAAGAAAGGAGATCGAAGATGCTATGTCCAGAATTGGAGAAGACGAGTCTTTAAAAGAAGCCTTAGAGTTAATCAGCACTGAAATTGCTAAAAAGGAAAAAGAACTTTCAGGAACTTATACAACTGAGAAGATCAAAAACATTAATCAATATCTAAATGATGGTTATGTCGAGGCTACTGTTGCCAAGAATATACCAGGTTTAAGAAAAGGCGAGGCAATTTTAGTAAATGCAGAAGAATATTCTAGCCTTGGCGATGAAGATTTGATTGATACAATTATCGTTAAAAGCGGAAACACTAAAATGGTAAAAAGAGGTGATTTAGAGATTAGTCTATCTAAGTAAGTATATTGTTTGCCAATAAACCATTGGCTTTTATTTCATATAATAATAAATAAGCAATATGCCTAGAAAAAGAAAATATCTAAATAATAGAGACCTCTTAGAAGAGATCAAAAAATCAAGAGAGCAGGACGAGCTCACCCCTAAGGCATTAAAAATGCTTATGATGTTAGCTGAGAGATCTTCTAACCGATTACAATATAGAGATCCAGACGATAAGCAAGATTGTATAGCTTATGCTTACATGGATTTATACAGATACTGGAGAAACTTTGATCCTGCTAGAAGTAGTAATGCATTCGCATATTTTACAGAAGTAGCAAAGAGAGGATTTGCTAAAGGCTGGAATGCTTTGCATCCTAAAAAATACCATGGCACGGTTTCAATAAATGGAAGCGCAGATTCCGACGGGATTTACACTATTTAATGAGCATCAAAAAAGTAAAACCTACTGTAAAGTCCGGTTTTAAACAAGGATATTACAAACCTGTCAACATTGAAAAATATGTTGGTGCATTTCCAATAATTTACAGAAGCAGCTGGGAAAGAAAGTTTTGCCACTGGTGTGATCATAATGAAGATGTTATATCTTGGATGTCCGAGCCCTTTTCAATTAAATATTTTAATCTACTAGATAAACGATTTCATAACTATTTTCCAGACTTTTTTATAACAATGAAAAATGGTGACGAACAAACAAATTATGTAGTTGAAATAAAGCCAAAGTCGCAGTTGGTAAAACCAAAACCTCCATCGCGTAAATCAAAAAAGGCAGTTGAAAACTATAAATATAGTTACGAAATGTACGTTAAAAATCTTTGCAAGACAGATGCATTGAATAAAGAGGCACAACGTAGAAATTATAAGGTCATGCTGTTAACAGAAGATTCAAAGATATTTTAATGGCACAACTAGATGGAACATTTAGGCTTGAACTAGATTATGCGCTTAGTTCAAATGGTGGTGCGAAAAAAGCATCAAAATTTTCACAAGAAGAAATAGAATTGCTAAAAGCAAGTAGTAGAGGATTCTTAGAGCCTGGGAAAATGTATGCATTTGAATATGATACAGACTTAGAACCGGAATACGACGAATATCCAATAGTTATCGGTTTAGGTTATTATAAACAAAAAAATACAGACAATCAGCTTGGTATAAATTTACATTACATGCCATACGACGTGAGGCTACCATTTATAGAACTTATTATAAAGTCGATGCAATCACACATAGAACAAGAGCTAGATAAAAGTTTCGGTGATGGCGAAGCACAGAATCCATATCCGCAATTTACATGGGACAACGTAAAGAAGGCCTATGGATCAAAATACAATCTTTCATATTGTGTTCGACAGTACAGAATGAAACAAATCGAGAATATTAAAGTATTAGGTTATGAAGATTGGTATTTAGGTACCTTAAATGACGAGGATAATTTTTCAGGAACTAATATGAGAATGGTTCAAAACAATTATTACAAGAATATATAAAACAACTATAAGTAGAAATGGCCGGCTTTACAAACAGAAAAGGACCCTTAACTAATACTAATCCCGTTAGAAAGTTACTCAAGGATTTATCAAATCTTGGGATGGCTTATGACGATATGATTTTGCGGAATTCAAGAGCTATTGGTTTTGCTGAAAATCAAATGGGCTATACGATGAATCCCATGGGATCTGATGCAGATGACATGTACGGTTTTTTTGCAGGTCTTTCCCTAACAGATACATCATTGAAGAAGAACATCAGTTTCTTCGATAAAAACTATGCTAAGAAAAGAGAGCAGCTTAGAACATTCGCCGTTCAGGATGAAATAGAAGACATCTTAGATGTTATATGCGACGAGTGTATTGTATTTGATGAGTCTAATTATATGGCTTATGCAGATTATCATGGTGAAATTTCTAAAGCTATCGAAGAGGAACTCTCCGATACATATAATAACATTTACAATTATTTTGGTTTTAATGATGCTGTATCGCCTTGGAACTATTTTAGAAAATGGTTAGTTGATGGCTACCTTGCATTTGAAATAATCTACAATGACAGGCAGACTGAGATTATTGGTTTTAAAGAACTAGATCCTGTGTCTCTATTACCGGTCGTTGATACAGAAACCGGTCAAAAGATGTGGATCCAGTATAAGGACCAGGGTCCTAAGGAGAGAAAGCTTTATGACACGCAAATTATTTACCTGTCTTATTCTTCTGTTAATTCTCCACAGAGAATATCTTATGTTGAAAGGCTGATTAGAGCATTTAATATGTTACGCATTATGGAGACCACAAGAATCATATGGTCTGTTACTAATGCTTCCTACAAAACACAATTTATAATACCAGTTGGTGGTAAATCTAAGACGAGAGCAAAACAATCACTTGCACAACTCATGAATTCCTACAGAGAAGTTGTTGAATTTGATCATAACTCAGGTGAATTACAAACCAATGGTAAGCCAATGATGGCATTTAATAAAGAATATTGGTTACCAAGCAAGGACGGGGAAGTTCCAGAAATTTCTACAATAGGTGGAGATGGTCCTGATTTAGGGGACACGGAATCTCTTAAATACTTTTCTGATAAGCTGAAATTAGCATCAAAAATACCATTTTCTAGATTCGATAGAGAGGCTGCAAGTACCTACAGCATGGATGCAAGCGGTATGATGCGAGACGAGATTAAGTTCTCAAAGTTTGTTGATAGGTTAAGATCTATATGGCAAGAGGTTTTAATTAAACCACTGTATATTCAATTATGTATGAATCACCCTGAATTGAATGACGATGTGGCGTTTAAGGCAGGTCTTGCACTCAAATTCGTTAAGGATAATGTATTTGAAGAAATGAAGGAAATGGAGCTTCAAAATAGAAGAATAGATTTCATTGGTAACATGAAAACACAATTGAGCGTAACTGATGAAAACATGAATGAAATTCCATATTTTGATCTAGGATGGTTAATAAGTAAATATGGTGGATTCACTAGAGATGACCTGAAAGCAAATAGTCGAGCTAAGCGTAGAGAGGAGCTTGAAAAAGAAGGTTATAGAGAAGAAGACATCGAAAAGATTCTATTAGGAGCCGATAAATCTAAATTTAAGGCTACAAAAACCGAAGAAGATCCATTGGGTGGCTTAGGCGGCGGAATATAATATAAAAAATATAGTATCACTTTAATATATAAAAAAACCTTGACAGATGTCTAAAAATTTATTAATCATAGAAAGATCGAGCACCGTACTCAATACACAGAAGGAGACGGATGGTTCGGTAATACTCGAAGGAGTCTTTACACAAATAGGAGTAAAGAACAAGAATAACAGAATTTACGAAGAAGAGGAAGTTCTACCTCATATTAATGAGCTAAAAGAGAAGGTTGCTAGTAAAAAATTATTAGGCGAACTTGATCATCCAAAGGATTTTGATATTAGCTTATCAAATGTATCTCACGTTATCGAGGATCTAAGATATGATGAAAACAAAAAACAAGTTTTAGGTCGAATTAAATTATTGAACACATCTAAAGGTAAAGAAGCAAAGGCGCTAATAGAAGACGGTATTCCATTACACATCTCTAGCAGGGCTGCTGGAACTGTAGGTGATGATGGTCGAGTAAAAATTAAAAAATTCTTTACATATGACTTAGTCGCTGATCCTGGTTTTGAAAACGCAGAATTAGCAAGAGTTAACGAATCATTTGGATTTGATGCAGATGACTCTTTATACATCTATGAAGTTAATGAACAGATAAATAAACCAAATAAAAAATCAGAAGAAATGGCTCAAGAACAATATGTAACTGTTGAGGACTTTAACAAGTATACTGAATACTTAAAAAATGAAATTGAGAGAGTAAAAGAAACAGCTAACGATGATCAGTCTGCTACAATTCAAAAACTAGTTGAGTATTCTGAGCATATCGCTGAGAAAGTAAATCAGGTTACTGATTATGTTGAGTATGTAGCTGAAAATGTCGATAAGAGCATTTCATATACTGACTACTTAGCAGAAAATATGAACAATATTAAGGAATACACAGATTATTTAGCTGAACAGTTAGATACAGGTATTCAATATTCTGAGCATGTTGCTGAAAAGACAGATCAGTCTATCGAATATGCTAATTACCTAGGAGAAAGCTTAGAGAAAGGAATTGCATATAGCGAGTACATTGCTGAGAAACTTGATAAGAGCATTGCCTATTCTGAGTACTTGAAAGAGAATGTCGAAAAGAGCATTACTTATACTGAGTATGTTGCTGAAGAAGTAAACAACGAATACGGAAAGATTTTAGCTGAAAATGCTAAAGATACAGCTGATGGTAAAATTGTTGTAGAGTCTGACGATTCTTACAAAGCTAACATTAGTGAAAAACTAACAGCTCTTGTTGAGAAGGCTGAATCTAAGAGCAATCACAACTTGTTCTTCATGAATTTCTTAACTGAAAAGAAAAGAAATGAGTTCGGTGCATTAAACAATGAAAAGCAAGATAAGATTGTAGAGCAAATGAATTCAAACCGTTGCATGTCTACCATAGACGCTGAGAGAATTTGGGATTCTTGCTTTGTTACTGAATCTAATAAATTAGATGTTGTAGATAGCATGCCAGAGAAATACCGCGCAAAATGGGAATCATTGAGTGAAGGTAAGAAAAACCAGATTCTAGCCGAGTCACAGTTCAGAAGCTTAGATACTCAATATGCTATCGATAACTTCTGGGCAACTAGAGATCTTCGCGATACTAAAGTTGAGTTAGAAAAAATCAACGAATCTAAAGTTGCTGGTGAGGATGTAGAAAATCCATATGCAGTAAATGAAGATTTCAAGAATGACTTAGTTAATAGACTAAGATTCAACTTAGGAAGATAATAGTTATTTAATCAATTATTTTTGTAGGGGCCAAGTTTTGGCCCCTTTTTTATATTATATTATAAAAATCGAATATATCGACATGATATATAATACGTATCCAAGGACTAAGAAGCAAAAAGTCAGGATAGTAAATCTTAATTAAAAATTAAAAAACATAAAAATTATGTACGCAAATCGTCTTATTAATGAGGCTGAGGTTCAAAAGACTTGGACACCTATCATTTCAGAGGCTACTGGTATCGAGGACAAAAGCAAACTTGCTTGGATGTCTAAGTATTGCCACTACCATAACTTGAATGAGAGTGTTTATAACACTGTGCACCTCAACCCTAACATGAACCTTCAAGGTATGAATGCGCCAGCTTTCCCAAATGACCCAACTACCTTGAATGCATTCCCAGGCCAAGTAACTGGTTCTGGTGACAAACCTTTCTCTTTGCTTCCACTTGCTATGCAGGTTGCTGCTCAGACTGTAGGTCTTGACTTAGTACCTGTTGTGCCAATGCAAGGTCCTATGGGAGTATTAACTTACCTGGACTTCGTATACGGTGGTGGTAGAGTTAGAGGAACTGGTGAAATTGGTAGCCTAACTGACACTAATTCCGCTCCATTGATGGTCAAATTCGCTTTTGACAACTTAGTAGGTGCT